CTATTTCTCTTTTAGTATACTTGTAATTATACTTTCATAACTCTTTTTTGACATAAATTGTAAACTCTGTATGCTTAATAAGTTAAATCTTTTTGCTAATTCTGTATATTGTTTTCTTGTTAGTCTTATTTTTAAATATTTCATCATTTGTAGTGATTTGTTATATGCTTCGTTCATATTTCATCACCTCATATGTATTATAACATATTATGTTAATTTTGTGTGTCGAATGGTGTCGAAGATTTTACATTATTTTACAAAGTTATCCACATTTTTAAAATTTCTTTCCACAATTCATAAAAAATTATCCACAGTTTTTTCGACTTTTTATTGACATTATCTTATATTTTTGATATATTGTGTTTATCGTTTATATATCACTCTAGCAACAGGTATATTAATCAGCAGTTATGCTGCTGATAGCAAGGCAGTTTTCTTCCATAACTGTTGATAAACTGTACCTGTTCCGCAGTTTAAACTTTGCTAAGAAGGGAGTGATAAAGTTGGAAAAAAGTAACATCAACGTTTTAGCAATAAAATATCTCGGTAGAGCTTTAATAGCATTTATAATTGGATTTTTTGTGTTTTTGTGTGCCACAATAAGATACAATACATACCTATCTTTCTCAAAAGAAAAAATTGAAGTTCGTGCGGAGAACTCCAATTCAATTAGATAAGCGGTAGACAGAGAGAAGAAGTTCTCTCTTTCTTTTTTATTATAATAATATTATTATTCATTTGTGTCAATAGATATTACAATTATTTAAAATAAATGTAATATTTCTGTTACAAAATTGTAACATTTCTTTTTCTATCTGTCAACATTATATCATAAATTTTATATGATTTCAAGTAAAAAATGCTTATTTTTAGCCAAAAATCAAGCCTTTACAATCAATTTTAAGCCGTTTTTATTTTTGATTAATGTAATTATATATCTTGATTTTTAGTCATAAAACATTATTTTATTTTTATTGACAATATTCGACATAATTTTTATATTTGATATGTTATAATTAGGAAAAAGGAGGGATTTATTATGAATGGAAAGTGTCATATTATTTCAAAAGACAATATAAATGAATACAAAATTTTAAAAAAATATTATGAAAGAAAGGATTTCAAGACTCCAAGGATAGGAAATGAAGAAAAAATCGAACTTGAAATTATAAGAGAACTTTATGATACAAGTCCTATAGCACGTTCTATTATTGATGATTCTAGTAACTATTTAGAAAAATTAGATAATATGGATACATTAACTGAAGGTTATGATAATTTTATAAATAGGATGCAAAATATATTAGCACAATATATTGAAGTAACAAATGAATAATTTAAAAAGAGGTAAATTGAAATTAATCAACTTACCTCTTCTCTTTTATCTATAATTATTAACATTTATATAGGCAATTCTACCCGTCATTCTAACTTTTACTTTATCTACATATGAATTTATATGTTTTAAAACTGTTACAGTAGTATTATCTTTATATTGATATCTTACACCTCTCAAATTTGATTTTGAGTATAATGTACACGCTTTTGTTTTTCTAGTTATATTTTGTGATACTGATACATTTGTGTAATTACTATTATTTATGTATGCAATTCTACCAGTCATATTAACTCTTATTTTATCTACATTACTTGATATGTTTTGTAGTATTGTTATTGTTGTATTTGCTTTGTAATTGTACTTATAACCTGTTAAATTTGAATTGCTATATAAGATACTATCTCTAGTTAATTTCTTAGTTTGTCCGACTGTTTGAACAGTATTTAATGTACTTATATCTCTGCTTGTGTATGCTAAAGATATCCATCCTCTATCTGTCTTTCCAAATCCGTTTGACTCTGCTAATATAGTTACTATTGAGCCTTTTGCATATCCACCAACTCTTGAATATGATGTACTTGCTCCTGTTCTAATATTCAAACCACCATTTGCAGTTATTTTGACTTGATAATTTACTGTATTTACATTTGATGTTGTGTTATCTGTTACTACCGTTGTAGTTGTATTTTCTTTTATGTCTGTTCTATCATTTTTAAAACAGAAGAATTTTTGATAATTAGCATATGCTCTAAAATTTTCTATTGATACATATACTGTATTACCACTAACTGTTGCTTTTCCCCTTCTAGAACTTACATTGAACTTTCCGTTATACAAATAAGGGTCATATACTTTTATATAGTCTCCTTCGACTCCGACTAGAACAATAAAATGTCCTCCATATGTAAATAAGCCTTGATTACAACTTGCTATTATATAATGATTATCTTTTAATTTTGCTACTGCATCGTCTAATTTATAGCATTCACTATATCCAATATCAAATACATCTGCTGTCCATTTGAATGCACTCCAGTATGTTCCTTGATTTGCTGAACGATAGCCATATTGTGTATATAAGTTTGCCATTGAATCTGGTGTTATATTACCTTTTATACTTGAAACAACCATTGCTGCAGAAGTTGGTCCACATCCTGATGTTCCTATTGTTTGTGAACTATCTCCTACACTAGAATACATATTATAACGCCATCTATTGTCTAATTGCGAATAATATGTTAATCCTGCATATTCTCCTAATTGAACATTTGGTGCTTTTTCTGAGCCTTCATATGCTACTATTCCTTGCTCTTCAAAGCCTTCTGACTCTGTTTCTTGAACTTCTAATGATTGTTCGTCTGTTTCTGTTAGATTTGGTATTTCTGTACTAGATTTGTTTATTTCATCTACTACTGTATTTATTGCTTCTGATATTTTATTTGTATCAACTTGTCCTGTTCTGTCATATTCTAAATAGCAATTTAATAGTAAAGAACTAGCACATAATATTGATATTATTAAGCCTATTGTACGCTCTTTATTTTTGAATATATTTTTCAATTTTTCTTTCATTATTATTCCCCCTTTGAAATTGGTAATTCATAACATTTATTTACTAAAACTTCTATTCCGTGATTGCCACCCAATGCTTTGTATTGCTTGAATAGCTCCTCCAAGCAATATCTTGCATATTCAGGTAAGTATCCTTGTTTCATATAACTTTCACATTTGCCTACTATTTGACTTCTAATTAAACTAAGCATACTTGCTTTCATTGCATCATTTGATTTTCTATTTTCTTTTAATTGTTTGGATATTAAAGCAAATCCACTAGCACACGCAAAAGGGATAAACCATTGTATAAATATTTTAAAAATTTCTTGCATTATTCTTCCTCCTTGGCTGTTTCAATTTGCTCTTTATTTTCGATTTGTTCTTTCTCTACAGTTTCTTCTGTAGTATTTTCTGTTTCTTCTGCAGTTTCCTCTGCAGTCTCTTCAACTTGCATTGACTTTTCTTGCTCTTCTGCTAAATATGTAAGCAACTCGTCGTAATCCTCTGCTGTTAATTTATTTTTATCTGCATAATCACTTGCTTTTAAGATTGCATAATCAACTGTATATATTTTTGCTTTATACAGATTTAATATTGCGTTTTTAAATAATAAACTTATATTCATATCTTCCTCCTACTCTGCAAGTATTTGTGCTTGCATATTATTTAATATTGTTTCTAAATCTTTAAAATATGTACATTCCATATTTGCATTTACTTCATCTGTTGAATATATATGTGTTACGTTTTTGTATGTTTTTGCTTCGTTTTCTATTTTGTCTAGTATTTTGTTTTGTTCTTCTGTACATTCTATCAATTGTGGTTCTGCTAATTCATAATATATTTTCACATGATTATTCATTAAAAATGTTTGCATTTTTTCAATCGTATTATAATTTTCATCATATGTTCCTATGCAAAAACTATTTCCTGATTCCCATCCACAAATTCCTTCTAGAACATTCCATCTTGAATCGTTATGTTTAAAATGTGTTGATAGTACTTTTAGATAGCATCCATTTTTTCTTTTTATATCATTTAGAACTACTAAACAATATCTATAAAATTTTTTACCATCCTTTTCATCTATATTAATTGCAGAAATATAGGTATTTTTATTATTAAATGTATCTAATGCTCCAAAGCCATGCTTTTCATACCACTTTTCATTTTGCTTTACAAACTTATCTCCTTCTAGCATAGGTTTTTGTGTTGGTATTGTGTAGGATTGAGATTGGTGTTCTACGTATTCGGTTGCTGTTTCTCCTTCTACTTCTTCTAGTTGTGGAAATACAGTACCAGACACTGATATATTTATTTTATTCTGTTGCATATATATTCTATCAATTATATCTCCTTCGTTAAATATACATCCTTCAAAAGATGCATAGGTTAATGCAGTGTCACCTTTTTTATAATATTGAACTAAATAATTTAAACCTTGTAAATTATTTTTTCCACTACCTATCATTTTTTTTGTTACTTTGAAATTCATATTTCCTGTTAAAGAAAATGTATTAGCTGCTGTGTTAGTTCCACTACAAGTAAAGCTTCCATTACTGTTTTTTACTACTGTCACTCCATTTCTAGTTATAGAACCACTAATTGCATCACAATTTAGAAAATTCTTATTACATATCTCAACATTAATATTACCATTATCTCCACAACCCTCTACTTCCTGTGGATAATTTAGGTTAGGACTTGCTATTCCTCCTACGTATTGTTCGTATGGTGGTAATGTATCTTTAGTATAATTACCCTTTAATAGCATTGGCTTAAATACTACATTATTCATAGTAGTTCCTTTTATTATGTATATATAAATACTGTTAGTATTCATACTTTTTATATTATAATTAAAATTTAAAGGTGAATCATAAGAAGCTTGTATATGTGAAATACCATCATAATATTGATTAATAAGTAAACCATAAGTAGTTTTAGAACTTCCTTTTGCACCACTATTTAAAGAATACTCCTCTCCATCTGTTAATGCAAAATTCTGCATCAAATTAAAAGCTATTTTATCAGTTGCTGTTCCTTCAGCTATTACAGTTCCATCTTCATATACTGTAAGTGTTACACCATTTATTGTTTTCGTAGTGGCTGTATTTTTTAATAAGTTATACCCTTCTCTTGTTTCCTGTTTACTATTACCTTTAACCTTAAACTCTTTAAATCTCCTCTCTGCACTGTCTATTAGGTCTATGCTTTCGCCTGATGCTTGTCCTTGAGGAAATCCGTTCATATCTTCTCTTAGTCTTACATTTTCTGCTTCTAGTTCTAATATGTATTTGTCTTGGGATATGTCTTTTTCTTTTATGCTTGTTATGTCTTCTTTATTTGTTTCATTATCTTTTTGTAGATTTGTAATACTTGTATTTTGAGTTGCTTGTTCTTTTTTTGCATCTGAAATATCTTTTTTTATTTGAGCATCATTATATTTCGAATTTTCTATTGCCTTATCTGTACTTTCTGCCATTTTCTTCATATCTGTAAGTACATCTGCCACGCTATTTTCATCATCATTGTAATATATTTTATTTTTACTTGTTTCAGCCATTTTATGCTCCTTTCAAGTTTTTATATTTATAATTTTTGAAATATTTATAATTCTTTGTTTTCATTTCTTTATAAGTTAAATAATTTATTGCTTTTACTTTTAATCTAAAAGTAGAACCAACTTTAACCTTAGTCGGCTCTACTATAATTTCCTGTATTTTCATACTATCCCTCCGGTGTGATATCTGCAACATACACTCTAAATGTTGTAAACTGTTCATTAGATATATACCCAACCAAATTATGATACCTCATCTGTATTCCAAACTTATCCATCTCGTCTGTACCATAATAGAAATTGCTTGTTGGTTGCCAGCCGTACTCTGTTTCTATTTCTGCTGCAAGAACTATATAGTTTCTATTTGCCTCAAAAGATACTGTTGCTACAAATTTGTCTTCTATATTTCTTCTAGATAAGCAACTGCCGTATTTTGAATTTTCCTCCTAATATGTATGCACTCCCATTTTCGACTGCAGCTAATTCTCTTGTCATTTCTGCTAGTACATTTCTACAATCGCTCTTTATTTGAGAATAGATTCCATCAAAACTCAAGAATTGTCTAGTATCTTTAAATTCTGTTATTCCGCTTGTTCCACTTTTAAATCTAGCAAATTCTAATTGATATAAACTATTTTTTCCGTTGTATTTGTTGATATCTTGTTGTGTGACAGACGGATAACTAGAACTTGATGTTAATAATTTAAAAGATACTTGACTAAAACTATCTTTCGTTGATTCTTTTGATAAATCAATTTCTAATATTAGTAAACAGTATAAACTTTCTGTGCTCACTGCTACAGTTTCATTATTTATTACTGCAACAGGTCTTCCCGCTATCTCACACAAGCCTTCCGAAATTGTTATTGAATTGTTAGTTTTGCTTAAATCCATTCCGTAGAAAATACCATCATTTTTATTTAAAAATTCTTGATGTATTCTTGCATCTACTTCTGCATTTGCTAATTGATTTGTAAATCTAAAACCTTTTATCATTCTTTATTCCTCTCTTTCAATAATTTATCTATAAAGTTAACTCTCATATTTCCGCATGTTATTTCAATAAAATTGCTTCCGTCGTCTTTTATTGCTGAAATATAAGTATCTAATATTATATTATTATTAGTTCTTACACTAAGCGGTGTTCCCACTTTCATTTTGTCTACATCAAATAGTTTACTATTTCTATTTATCTTAAATGATATATAGTGATTATAAGTATTTGATTTAAATTTATCTAATGCTGTTTGCATTGCATCTTCTGATTTTGCTGTATATACAGTTTCAATATCTCCAATTGCTCTATTAACATCATCTTTATTTTGAGTTGTTGTTCTGTCACTTAACAAATACCATGTTTGTATGTCTGTGTTAGTTTTTACAACTACTTTTGAAATAACACTTGTTTCAAACTTTTCTGCATAATTACTGATATCTTGAATTGTTGTATCTATCAGTTGTACTTCGTTTTCTTGCTTATATATTGTTAATTTTATTCTTTTATTTACATACGAAAAATCAAGTACAATATTATAATTTTGACTGCAATTTGTTATAAATGTATGAAAATTATAAATTCCATTATCATTATCTACTGATTTTGTTATTTTTGTATGTGTTTTAACTTCAACATCTAACCATTTGATATTTAATAATGTATCATCTGAATTAGTAAAATTGTTATAAATTTCTTTAGCAATAAAATCTTCTATTCCAACTTCACTAATCAAATTTTCATTTTCAAGTATAATTTTTCTATCAAATATATTAGATATATACTTTAATGTAACTTTCCTTTTTAACTCTCCATCTTCGTTCTCTATATCTTTTATTTTTCCAGCATAATCTATGTTACCATTTCGCTGTAAAACGACTATATCGCCATTTTCAGCGTTTATTTTCTTCATTATATTGAATATTGTGTTTTTATTTGTTTCTTCATCTATGATATACTCATAATTTTCAAATTCAATTACATCTTTTATTTCCAAATCTGTTTTACTCAAAAAATACACTAATGTTTCTTTTGATACATTAATGCTTTTTTCTTTTGCCCATATTTGAATTTTCTTTGTTGATGTTTCTGTGTTTTCTATTAAATCTTTAAATGTTATTTCTGCATTGTATATTCCGCCAGTTTTCGGTGCTTCGATTTCTATTTCATAAAATCCACTTTGTTCGTTATAAACTAAATCATACTCTATATTATTAAAAGTTGCTTTTACACTCATAGTTTACACCACCTTATATTGCGGAAATATAGTTAATTTTGCATTTAGAACATCATCGTCTGCTGTTAGTCTTATTTCTGATACTCCGTATTGGCAATTTGAAAATATTTTGTTTTGTAATATCAATATATTCTTTTCTCCACAGATTTTCTTTTGTTCCATCTGTATTTTGTTTTTGTATGTATATCTCTCCTGCCTTACTTGAATATAAAAGTTTTTCAAATTCATTAATCGTAACTGGAATTTTGATACTTGCATATTCTTCATCGTCAACTAAAACTGTGATGGTTGGATTTTGTACAAATCCATCAATTTCAACTTGTATTGGTGCTTCTACATGCCCTTTATTGTCAAATTGTATTGCTCTTGTATTATAATCTATATATCTACTATTCCACCTATAATTGTATCTCATTTCATCTTTGTATGCTTCTATTTTGAATATTGTTTCATTTTGTTCATACCACAAAGAAAGTCCGGCAAATTCTACAGGACACGCAAGCCATTTTCCAGTTTTTTCCGTTTTATCTAATTTTATTATAGTAACATCTCTATAATATGTTTTTTCTTCCTTTTCAAACGGAATTATATATAACCATTTTAACTTTTTAGAGCTTTCTACAAAATCACCAAATTCTTTTATTTTATCATATGATTTAAAATATAGTGTTCCTTTTGGTTTTTTTTGTTCAATTTTTCTATTGTTTTCAATAAATTCATTTTCCGATTGTACGAAATTAATATTATAAGCATATCCTAACTCAGAAGGAGATGTAAGAAAACATCCTTCATCTAAACTATCTAATCTAAATTGTTGCCCTTTTTCATTTTCAAGTATAAATCTTCTTACTTTCATCATTTTCATCTCCTTCTACATTACTTCTCCAAACTTATTATTGACAGATGTAATAACAAATCTTCCTGCCACATCTTTATCAATTATTATTTGTGCATCCAAATTTTTTACAGCAGTTACAAAAGATTTCGTTATATTTTCTAATGTCAATTGATTTGATGTATCTGCTTTTGTTACTGTTGAATTAATATCAAATTCCGTTGGTATTGATGCAGACATATCATTCGATACTGTTTTCATTGTATCAGAAAATCCCTCTCCTACGCCTAAGGCAAGGTTTGTTCCTATTTCATCTTTAAATACTTTTGAAGGTGAATGTATTCCAAAAAAAGCCTTAATACCATTTAAAATATTTCCACACCATTCTTTAACTTTTCCAAGCAACCAATCTTTTGCATTTTTTATTCCTTCCCAAATACCTGATACAAGATTTTTCCCAACTTCATGCATATTAGAGAAATAATTTGCAAAACCTCTAACTAATGAAAAAATAATTTGTGGTATTTTACTAATTAGTTGTGGAATAGCTTTAACTATTCCTAACCCCAACTTACTCATTAATAAAATTCCTGACCCTACAATTTTAGGCAAGTTATTAGTTATTGCCATTATTAATTTATCTATAATAACAGGTATTTTATCTATTAAGTTTGGTAACGCATTTATTAATCCATCTGCCAAACCTATTAGCAATTGTATTCCTACATCGATTATCATATCTATATTACCTAACAATGAATTTGCAATTGTTACAATAGTCTCTACCATTTGAGGAACTAACGTAGGCATTTGTTCGGCAAGTCCTTGTACTAATGCAACAATAATCTGTATTCCGCCATCGATTATTTGCGGTAGCATTTCAATTAAAGTCGTTAACAATGTGTTTATTATTTGATTTGCCCCTTCCATAATTGCAGGTAAATTTGTCATAATACCTTGTAATAATGTATTTAATATTTGAACTCCAGAATCCAACAATGTTGGCAAGTTTTCATTAATTTTTGTAATAACTGCTGGTAATACTGCTGTAATACCGTTTGCTATTTCTTGAACTCGTGGTAATATATTTTGGCTGGCTGTCATTACACTGTCTACTAAATTATTTACCAAATTTCCTACGTTTCCAGTATCACCTGTTGCTATTCCTGTCAACATATTTTGCCACGCTGATTTCATTGCAGAGACAGAACCTTGAATCGTTGTACTTGCTTCTTTCGCTGTTGTTCCAGTTATTCCTAATTCACCTTGAATTACATGTATTGCTTGATAGACATCATTTAAATTGCTTATATCATATTTTACACCTGTAACCTTTTCTGCATCCGAAAGTAATCTTTGCATTTCTTCTTTGGTTCCACCATAACCAAGTTTTAAGTTATCAAGCATAGTATAATTTTGCTTTGCGAATCCTTGATATGCATTTTGTATTAACGACATATCCGTTCCCATTTTGTTTGCATTGTCTGCCATATCTGTTACTGCCATATTTCCTACTTCTGCTACTTTTGCTGTATCACCATTTAAAGATTGAAGTAAACTAGCACTAAAGCCAGTTATTGTTTCCATATAATCATTTGCAGACAATCCTGCAGTTTTATATGCGTTGTTTGCATAGTTTTCAACTGTACTTGCATTATCTTTAAACAATGTTTCTACACCACCTACAAGTTGCTCATAATTAGCATAACTATCTAGCGCATCTTTTCCAACACTTAATAATGTAGAACCAACTTGTTTAACGGCACCTGCTACTGATTTCAAGCCACTCGTAATAAAATCTCCTAAAACATTTGCTTTTAGCAAATCTCCAAATTTTATTGCTCCTTGTCCTGCATTTTCTAATTCAGTTTGCATTTTTTTTAATTCGTCTGTATCTTCTGGAATCTGATTTTCTAATTTGCTTAGTTCGGTATTAGTTTTGTTTATAGCCGCTCGTGCATTATTCATATCAATTTTCGCGTTACTTATTGCGAGATTATACGATTTTTGAGTATTTTCTAATTTAGATATAACATTTTCTTGTTCTAAATATGCTCTTGAATTTTTTCCTAATGTCATTTCTATTTCTTGTAATTTTCGTTTTTCTTTTTCTATATTTTCAATTAATTCTTGTTGCTTTTTAGAATTTTTACCATATGTATTTTCTATCTCATTATATCTACTTTTTAAAATGCTTAATTTTTCAGTTTGCTCCATTAATTGTTTTGTTAGTACTTTTTGTTTAGCCGTTGTTGATTCAATAGATGTATCATTTTTATCAAAAGAACTTGTTACAACTTTTATCTCGCTTGATACTTCTTTTAAATTTTGTGATATTTGAGATAATGCTTTTCTGTATTCACTCTCTCCAGTTAATTTAACTGTTCCTCCAAAACTTGATGCCATTTTTTTCACCTTCTTTATTTATAAAAATCTATATAATAAAGGAAGGTATTGGGTAACTACTTCACTAACTCTGTATGTGTGTGTTCCTCACTCTTTTCTTTTTGTATTCGTATTTTATTTTTGCATCTTGTGCATTTTATTTCTCCATCAATGTGATTTATAAAAATCAGAGTTTGTCCACATTGAGGGCATTTAATTTTTTCCATCTTATTCATCACTAAACATTTCTCCTTGATGATTTATTCTTTCTTCTATTTCTTCATATGTTATATGTTTCAATTTAAAATCATAATCGTTTTTATAATGCTTATATAATTTCAGAAATTTTGATAAAGTCATTCTCCCCACTTCTTTTTCACTAAAACCTAATAAGCAATGTCCAATAAATAATATCCACGAGAAATCAATAATAAATTCTTCATCCTCGTGGATTACACGTTTTTTTCTTCTTCGTTAGTCTTTGTTGATTCAATTACTGTTTCTTGAACTTTGTCTGTTAATCTCTTCATTCCTAATTCTGTTATAAGTCTTCCAACTTGTTTTGCTGTTAAAAATTCTCTTTTTGTTTCTAAGTTTTCATTTTCAATGTCTATTCCTTCATTAATCATTTCAGTTATTCCAAATTTTAATGCTCCAATGTTTGGTTCTTGTTTTTTACTGTCTGTCATATCTTCCCATTTTTCATATGAACCATATTTATCTTGTATTTTTTCAATTACATTCATTGTAAATGCCAATGGATACTCTGTATCTCCACATTTAAAATGTTTTATAGTATTTGTCATTTTTTACCTCCTAAAAAATTAAAAGTAGACTAAAAATTAGCCTACTTTTACTACTTTTATTTGAAATTATTTTGATGGTGTTAATAATTTTTCTAAATATGTTTTTGCTTCTTCTGGTGTTGAAAATGTTTCAGTTTTTTTCCAATCTCCAATTTTCATTCCATTGATTTCTTCTTCTAATTCCAATACAGTCGCCTCAATAGAAACTGTATTAAATTCTATTGATTCACCTTTTGTTTTTCTATCCGCAGTTACTTTTGTTATTTGAATACGTGGTAAAAATTCCACTTTATAACTTTTTTTACCTTTATATATTTTAGTAACAATATGTCCATAACCAATTTCTGGAGCAACATCTTCAGAATTTTCAGTTATTTCTTTTTCTGTTGTTGTACATCCTTTTATATCTGCATATACTTCATCTGTTACATCATCAACTGTTAAATTCAAAGTTCCACCTTTAAAAGAATAGTCTTTTTCTGCGATTATATCATCAGCATATAATTTTGTACTATTTCTATCCTCTGTTATTTTTGCATCAATTAATCTTCCTAAAACTGGTACTATTGCTTCTTTTGCTAACGCTGCATATTTCTTTGTAGCATAATCTATTTTATTATATTTTGCTGTTCTTAATCCTATACTAGCCATTTATATACCTACCTTTCTTAAAAGAACATGTTCTATGATATAAGCCTGTTTCTTCTTCAAAAAACTCTTGACTATCTCCATCCCATGTCCAATCATTTTCTTTCATTTTATTTTTTATTGAACTCATTGTTTTTAAATAATTGCTATCACTATAAATATCTATATCAACAGTTACTTCACTATCTGTTATTTCATCATCACTTGAAGAAATCGGTTCTTCATCTATTATTGTCCATACAATATAAGTCTTTTTGTTTCCTTTATACTTTAGATGTGCAACTGGGATATCTAGATTTAAAATCTTTTTTATTTCACTTTCCATAATTACTCCTTTGGTAAATATTTTTCTTGAATTTTTTTCATTTCTGACTCTATTTCTGCTTTTCTAAATGATTTACGCATAAATGGATGTTTCTTTACTGTTGATGTTCCGTGTTCAAAAACATTTCCAACAAGTGGTGCTGGTGTTGTTACTCCTCTTTTGTTCTTGAAATATCCATATAAGCCAACTTTAGTATTTATTCCTCCATCACTTGGTGTTTTATATACTTTTGTTATTTTTAAGCACTTCATTATATTAGAATTTTTAAAAGAAGTAGGAACATTTTTAAGTACATTTTTATATACCCTTTCTGCTCCCGCCTTTGTCATTTCCCCCATCATTTTTTCACTATCTTGGTCCAATTCTTGAAACATCTTTATTAAATCATTTGGTAGTTCTTCCTTAAATCTAGCCATTATTTTGTAACCCTCTTGCATTGCATTTCAAGTTCAATATTTGCCTCATTCACATTATTTAAGTATTCAACAGTATAAATTTTATTTTTATATTTTACATAAACATCTCTGCTTGAATTGTAATATGCATCTTCTACTTTTTTTGAATATCTAATAGTAAAATTAGTATAAGCTTTTTCAAAATCAGAACCATTCGCAATCAAAGTATAGCCTTTTGTTGTTTTTACTTTAGAAAAAGGTTCAAGGATAATAACTTCATTTTTTGTAATAAATCCATCATTATCCTCTATTTCTTCAATTTGATATATAGATATTTTTTTGTTATAATCACCCGCATTTATCATAAATTATTCCTCGTGTGCATATCAAGAATAGTTTTTACAGTATTATTTATGTTTTTGCCATCTACATACATGACTCTATTGTCATACATGTCTTGACATAGAATATAAACAACAATGATAAAGTCCGAATATGTATCAAGTGTCTCTGTTTCTTTATCTTCGGACATTTGTGGTATTCCTGTATAATTTTCAATATAATTTTTAGCAATATCTAAAAATAGTTCAATATTTTTATTTTCTTCTTCACTAACTTCTGATAATCTTAAATAATTAGTTATATCTTTTGCAGTGATTTCACTTACTTTCATTGTTTGTCCTCCTTTTAGGAAGTCTATTTAGATACTGGGTCTGTTGCACCAGATACTGCAACGGCTATTTTTTGTGTATTTTCTACTTTAGCATCTAATTCAGAATATCCAACAACTCCTATAGCATGTTGTGTTGCAAATTTTTCTAATAAAATTTGAATTTCCATTTCTTCTGTTTCTTTTATAGCAAGTCCAGAAAAATCTCCATAGAATACAACGGCTTTTGATGCAGTTCCTAATTTTTCTACTTTCTCAGAACAATAAACAGGTTTACCTAATAATTCGTAATCCCATTTTTCGTTAAATGCTCTATTTAAAATATAGTTTCCATCGCTATCTTTTAATTTTCTAATTTTCTTTCTTGTATCTCTATTCATAATCCAATAAGCATTAACTTGATATGTGTCTGGAACAGTTTCTTGAATATCTATTAATTCATCTGCAGTTAAAGATGATTTTGCTGCTAATGTTACTTTCATATTTTCTGAATCATATGAGCCTACAATTCCTAAAATTTTGTCAGATGTTCCATTTAACATTTCATTTTCATAGAATAATTTAAATTTCTCAGCCATTTTGTTTACAACATAATCTGTTAAGTTTATATCTGTATTATTAATCATAGATTTAGATATCTTTGTTAATGCTCCAATTAGAAATCCAGTCAATTCTACTGTAGCAAATTTTCCAGAGTGTGAAACTAATTCATCAAATTCTGTTGCATATCCAACTGATACATCATCTGTTGAGTTGTCATATTTTGGAATAGCTAAAGTTCCTTTTGTGTTATATCTTGTAGCACTTGCATATAGTGGTGATATTTCAATTACTTTATCAATAACTTTTTGTGCTATTGTTTTTGGTATAATTGAACCATTATCTCCTTTTGTAAGTTTTGTTTCAGCATTTTGTGGTACACCATTTACATAGTTTCTTATAAATGTAGCAAATGCTTTAACATCTTTTTCTTCTCGTGTTAATTCTTTTTCTCCTTCTGGTTTTTTACATTCCATTTCGTTAATTTTTTTACTTCTTTCTAAAGTAGCATCAATATTTTTTATTTCTTTTTCTGCATTGTCGAAATCTTTGATTTCTTCATCATTCATAGCCCTATTTTCAACTTTTGCCTTGTTTAATATTTCCTCCATTTTTGATTGTAATTCGTTTCTTTTTTCCATTAATTCTTTTTCATTCATGTTTTTTTCCTTCCTTTTTTAAAATTTTTATAAAATAAAAAAAACAACTAAATTAATAGCCGTTTTTGTTATTTTTTAATATTAAATAGTCTTTTTTCAAAATCAGAATAATCTAACTTTGGTTCTTCTGCTTTTTTAAGCATATTTTTTAATGACTTTGGTACATTCTTGTAATTTTTAAATAAATTAGATGCACATGCAGCAACTTGTTTTTGCTCTTTTATTAAATTAACATCAAATGTATCATCCACTTCTTTTGCTCCTAGCCAACTTTCAGCATTTATAAGCTCTTTTATTTTTTCTTCGTCGACTTTTGCTTTTTTCATATAAAGTGGTATCATAGTACTATTTTCAATAGTATTTAAAACATCTATGCATTTTTGAAAATCTAATGCATTACCATAGCAGATATTTATTGGTTTATGTATCATTACAACTGAATTTTCATAAATATTTACATCGTCACCCATCATCAAAATAAATGTACCTGCACTCGCACACAATCCATCTACATATGTATGAATTTTAGTTCCAGCATCTTTTAATCTTTGTAACATACTGCATATTGTAGTTGCAACAAATACTTCTCCGCCTGGTGTATTCATAAATATGTTCAAGTCTGATATATTTCCTAAATTATCGAGTTCTTCTTTGAAACTTTGTAATCCAATTAAATTATTATCTTTTTCGCCAGTCCACCAGTCAGTATCATCTGTAACTATTTCACCATACAAGTAGAGGTCAGCACTTGTATTTGGTATTATGTTTTTAATTTCATAAAACTTATTCTTCAATTCGCTCACCTCCCTCCGCTTCTTCACCATTTTGTTGTTTATTTTCCTTGTTGTTTTCATCTATCTGTTTGTCATCCTTGTTTTCTTCACCCATTTTAACTGTTTTGTTAGTGTTTGGTGTATAAATTTGTTTTGTTTTTGGGTCAAATAATACACTTCCTAAGCTTAAATTTACTAAATCTAAACCTTCAAGTGCGTCATCGCCTTCTAAATATCGAACTTCATTTATTGTTTTAAATCCAGATTCTATTGCAGTTTTATATGCCTCATATCTTTCTTTTATAGTACATCTGATTAATTCTGTATAGTCTGGTGCAAAATAATAAGACTTCTTTTCTTTTTCAAGTAAGAAGTCTCGATTCAAGGCAGTACAAAATGCTGTTGCGATTGGCATAATTGCATTTTTTAAGAAATCCTCATTTGTTTTTCCTATGTGAAATATTTCTTTTACCTCTTCACTAAAAGTTTTGTTTTTTTCATTTAATTGATTTTCAACTGATGTATTTGATGCTTCTTGAAATTCCATTCCATCATTTAAAATTACACAACTAGAATTTCCAGCAAAGTAATCATTCCATTGTTTTTTTAATATTCCCATTCCTTTTTCATCTAAATGTTTTTGTGCTCTCAAAAAGCCTTTTTTATTTCCGCCTGTTCTCATTAGTTCTAAATCATATATTATTCTTTTATATGCTGTTTCCAAGCTTTTACTTATTTCTTTTGTGTATCCTGTTCCGTATGCTCCATTTTTTGTATTTCTTAACAATTTTATGAAATCATACGGTCTATAGCTTTTCCCATCAATTAATATGTAATAATTTTTATATATTGCATCGGTATTTCTTTCAAATAAGACCTTCTTTTCTTCTACATAATTTAGTCCAACAAAATTATTACCTTTTTTGTTGATATATGCATATCCGCCTTTTCCTAAGAGGTAATCTTCTGCAATTGCTTTTTTGAATTGAAACCCATCCAAGGTATCTTTTGTATCTAAATTTATAATATTTACTCTGTCATCTTCTACTTCTGATGTCTGTTTCTTTCCATCTTTTGTTGTTTTTTTGTATAACTTAAATGGTATCATTGCAAATGAATCACAAATTAGCCCCACTGCACTTGAAACTGCAGGTATCATTAATACTTTTTCTCTGTCAATTTCTTCTCCAGATATCAAAGCTTTTAGTATTACATCGTTTACCGAATTTTCATCAATAATTGTTTCTTTATTTGCTTCATTTTTTATATTTCTTTTAAAAATATTTCTTATTTTCACTTTTCTCACCTCCTAAAAACTTTGACATACAAAATTATCTTCATTTAATATTTTTTGTTGTAATAAATAAGTCGCTATAATTGTACTTACAACCATATCGACTTTTCCACTAGATTTTTTCTTATTAACATATTTATTTAAGTTAGTATCTTCTGTACATTTTGCATTTTGAAAATTTATTTCATATAATCTGTCACCATCATAACTAAATTTTCTTTGCAATATACTTTCTTGTAAAAATTTTGTTGGTGGATGTAGAACACTTGAATGTTGTTTTACTTCAACTGTCTCATATCCTGCCTCTTGAAGTTTATTTGCTGTAGAAATACAATTATATCTATCATAACCTATCTGTACGATATGAACACCATATTCTTTTTCTAAATTCATAATAAATCTTTCAACAAAACTATATGATATAATTTCCTCTCCGCAAGCAAAACAACTTCCATCTTCTATAAATCTTCTATAGTCAGTTCTTTCTCTTCGATTTTTTTCTTCAATTCTTCCAGCAGGAATAAAAGCCCATGATTTTGCAAATATCATGTCATCTTCTATTGTTACCATTGAAACTGATGTATTATCATTTGTCATTGCTAAGTCTAATCCTACATATACATCTTTTCCGTTCCAATCAAATACTCCTCTTGTGTTTTTACATAATCTTAATTTATCTAAAGTTATAAACTCTTCACCAGAATTTGACGGCATGAAATAATTCATATGTTTTGTTAAAAACTCAACTCTTTCATCTGGCTTTGCTAGTGCTTTTTTTCTACTGTCTCGAATTTCGTTATAATTTTCTTCAACTCTTAACGGATTTGCCATTTGCAATCCAATGTCATCCCATAAATGTTCTTCTGTTGCATAATATACTAACGCAAATAATCTTTCATCTGTTTCAAGCCCCTTGTATATTTTTTTTAAATAATCAAGTTCTCCTAGCATTATTGATTTATCCTCTGCATATGCTGATGTCAATCTAAACATTAATGGATTTCTTATATTTAATTGACCAGATTTCATTGCTTCAACATTTGAATTATCTTTCATTGCTCCAAATTCATCTGCAATAAAAGCACTTGGTTTTATTGAGTTATTCCTATTTGCTTCTGCTGTTCTTGGCTGATAAAAACTATGTGTTAATGTACACTCTAATCTTCCACTCAATGTTTTGGGAATGTTAAAGTATTGACCAACCGATGGACTTACATTTAAAATTTGTGATATTGCTTTTTTTACTTCACCTGCTAAATCTCTGTCTAGACATATTGAATAAAACTCTGAATAATCATCTTCAGTTAACATTAATATTATAAATATTAGTGCTGCCAGAAAAGTTTTTGTATTTTTTCTTGGTATAAATAAGTCAACTTCTCTGTATCTATACTTCTTAGCATCAGTCTTATATCTCCACCCAAAAATATTAGCAATAAAAAAAGCCTGGAAATTTTCCAAACCTTCGTATATGCTTTTGCCAACAATATGTAATCCTGTTGCAAAATTTAATAATTTTAAAATGCCTTCAATTATCCCAATTTGTTTTGTATCAAAATAATAAGGATAATAGTCATTATTTTGTTTTTCTAAATCTTCTAAAAACCATTTGCACTGTGTTTTAACTTCAAATGTTGTTATTTCTTTTCCACTTATGCAATCTTGAGCATATTCTTTTGCTTTTTCTAATAACATTATGCTTCACCTCTTAATACTTTCAAAAGTGGATTATCTGTCTCTTTGTCTTCCTTTTTCGGTACGCATCTTAATGCAGATGCTATTGTCATAACATTTTCTTTTTCAATATCTAATAGCATTTTTCTTTTTGCTTGAATTTGTTTATCTATAGTTGACATTGAACTCATCATTTTGGCTAGTGATTTAGCGTATTCCAATTTATAATCTATTAATTCATCTATATTTTCTCTATCTTTTAGTTCTGCAATTAATTCTTTTTCTTCTTCTCTTAATTTAGATATCAAATTATAGCATTCTTCTCTTCTTTCTTCTAAATCAAAACACTCTGCTTGGAGTAAACAATATCTATTTATAACAGCTTCATAAATTGCGTCATTTTTATCTATATTTTTTAATATTTTTTGTACTCTTTTAAATTCTTTATGAGCGACTTTATTTTGTCTCACTTCTTTTCTTTCTTTAAGTTCTATATCTGTACTTAATAATTTCTCTCCTTCTTCTCTCATCTTAAGTTCAGCTTTTGTTCTATGTGACTTTTTTTCAGATGTTAATACCTTAAATGGTTTTGTTGGCGTTGGCATATTGTTCATCTCCTTTCTTGTATTATTGTTTTATATTGATGTGGGAATTTTTTTTAAGCGAAGGTATGCAGTCGGTGTAAAAATTTATTTTTGTTTTTTATCTTTTACGGTAGGGGGGATATTATCTTTTTATACAATCATAATAAGTAATAAGCATTTTTTACTTTGGTTAGAATTTGCACCTAACATCTTAGTTTCCTCCAGGAATTTGTATCTTATGTTTCCACCTAATACTTGTTTACTCTATGCTTCTGTTACACCACAAAGTTTTATTTATTATTCTGTTCATCTATTATTTTTTGTACCACTTCTCGTGGTATCTCTCCACTCTCGCACATCTCATGATGATAACTACATACTGTTATTAGGTTGTCGTTGTCTAATCTTCTGTTATAGTCTTCGTTTATTGGTATGTTGTGATGCACACTTAGTTCATTCATGTTATACTTTGTTACTGTATTGTATAATTTTCTAATACATATCTGACATAGATATAAGTCTCTCTTCTTTATCTCTTCTCTCTTTCTATGCCATAAGCTTGTCCACCTAAACCTATCCGCTTCTGTTACTTCTTTCTTTCTGTTTGGCTTTTCTTTGCATATATATTTGCTATCATGTATTTTGCCACAATATTGGCAACTCTTTAGCATTGCTTATCATCTCTATTGTTTATTGCTTTTATATAATCTATTATCTTATCTATAATTGTTTTTACTATTGCATATATAATCGCCATGCTTACTATTCCACATAATATAGCTAGTGGACTTAATATAATCAATAACATAATCTTTAACATTTTTATTCACTCCTTTTAAGCAAAAGAAAAAAAGCACCTAAGTGCTTTAATTCTTCCAATGATATCCACAGTTTTGGCAAACTCTCATTGTCTTTGTTTTGTTCTTTATTTTCTTTCTTTTTCCAATGAATATTGCTGCAAATAGTGCTGGCACAGTTAAAAACAACCATTTTACTAGTATCCACCACCATCCTACACAAATCCACCATATTATTCCATGATGTTTGGTAACTAACTTTTGTTCATTTACAACTTGAACATTTACATTTTCACTTCCACACTTTGGACAATTCATTATATCATCTCCTCTCGATAATATAATTATAACATATTTTATTTATTATTTTGTCGTTTTTTGTCGAATGTGATTTTATCTTTAATATTTTTGTAATATTTTTTCTATTTTAGTAATTTGTTTTTTCTTTATTCTTTTATTTTTAGTTCTTCTATATATTTTTATATATTCATATATTTTTGACCATCTTTTAAATAGTATTTCTTTTATTTTTTCATATATTTGCATTATTACTTTTATTACTGGCTTAACTGCTTCTATTATTTGACTTTTTATGTTTTCCATTTGTTCTTCTGTCATTGTGTTTTCCACTTATATCACCTCTATATCTAAAACAATAATCATAATATCTGCATTGCTCACATCTTCTTTGCATGCAATTTGCATAGTTAATCTTGTCTCTCATAATATACACACTTTGTACATATATTATCATTGTTTTTGAATATTCTTATTTCACAATCAAACTTGTTTTTATTTTTACATTTTGAACAATGCTCTTTTTTATACTTTTCTATTCTTTCTTGATTAGTCATATGTACATCTCCTTTTTATTTTATAAACACTACGAAATATGTAAATTATATATAATTGCACTCTAGAACCAAGCGGCTATTATTTGCCGCTCTGCTATATATGTTTACATACTTCGTACTATCAATAAATATTATATTTGGAGGGTTTTCATCTCCTGCAGTTCCGAAGAAATCTGCACCGCTTTCTTGGCGACACAGGTAGGATTCGAACCTACGGTACTCTTTAGTACTCTTGTTTAGTAGACAAGTGCATTAAGCCATCTCTGCCACTGTGTCATATATTTGGATGCATCTTCAAGACTCGAACTTGAAACTTCAGCCTATATATTATCAGTTACCTAGCATACTGGTAATAACATAATAAAAAGAATAGACATTTAAAACATCTATTCTTAAAAAGACTAATTTGTTTGTGAGACCATTTCTTTTATCTCTGATTATATATATATCATATTTTTATGGTGACATTCAGTAACTTTTAGGGAAAATTTTTTATTTCTTCAAATTTTCTTAGTCCTATACTATTTGCCTTTTTTGTATATTCATAATTATATTTTAAATCACAAGCAACTTGTACAAGTTTTTCACCATTTATATAATGTTTTTCTAATATAGTTCTATATGGTTGTTCTATGTAATCTAATTGTTTCAATATTTGCTTTTGTATTTCCTGTTCTTTTACTACCTTTTCTAGTAATTCATTTATATTGTCTAGTAATATTGCTACTTTTTCAGCCATACTATCTTGGACTTCTTTACTTCCTTTTGGCATATCCGATAATACAGCTGTAATATTTACTATACTTGTCTTATACTCTTCTATGTATTCTAATCTCCCTTTTATCCATTCTTGGTTATATTTATAGTTTTTTAAATCTTCTCTAGTCATATCTTTTGTGCCCCTTTCTGTTTATTTTTAATATTTTCTCTTATTAATTCATCTTTAAAGTTATCTAAAATTTTATATGCTTCATTCAATTGTTGCTGATTATATTTTCTCTTGTCTAAGCTTATAAAATCTATATTTTCTAATTTGTTCATTGTGTTTACTACTATGTTGTATATATGATTTATTGTCATTTGTATCACTCCATTCCGTTATAATAATCTCCTAAATTTATTTTATGATATGTATCTCTGTCAACGGTTACCCATATTGACTTTATTTTTCCGTCGATTTCTTTTTGAATCTGTATTCTATAACTTTCTGGATGATATTGTGGTATTAGTGATTTTCCACAACTCATCATTGTTGTGTATGCTGAACGATAATCTTTATCAACAACTTGTCCTTCTTTTACTCCATAATCTTTTTCTTCTTTTATCATTATTCCTATTGCTGTAAATAGTATTATAAATAAAATTATAACAATTCCAATTACAAATATTTCTATTATACCTTTTTCAGATTTCATAGTTCTTTACCTTCTTTCTTTTGCTTGATTTTCAAAATATTGTTTGATGCAGTTCTCATATAAATCTCTTTCTTCTTTAATGCAACCATTGCCTACACAACATTCACAATCTAAACACATATCATCAAAATCAATATCTGCAAATTTTTCTAACATTAAACTTATTATTTTGTCTTTTTCTTCTAGCATAGATAATACTGTTTCTATTGCTTTTGAATTTCTTGTATTAATATATTTTTTATCTATTTGTCTTTTATGCTCTTTTAAAGCTTCTATTGCTTGTTCTTTTGTCATATGTTAGTCCTCCTTGCTTTTAAATGCTATACCTGCATCTGCCTTCACTATTTTTGTGGTTTGTCTATTTCTTTTTATATATAACTTTATTGCTTTTCTTAATGTGTTAGTCATTTTTAAATGGTCTAGTAATATAAATATGCTTTTTATCATTCCTGTAATTATTAAACATATTAATGTTGTTGAGCCAAATATTAATACCGTATAATATAAAATTTCTTTTATTATTTCATCCATTCCAATTCCTCTACTTTCTATTTTCTAACTCTTTTACTTCTTTATTTATTTGTTTTACTGCTTGTACTAATTGATTTATTGTATTTCTTTCAGTAGAATATTCTACTATTCCTTCTAATTCTTCTATACTATCTATATCTATTTTATCTCCTATTAGTTCAAAATCTAAATCCATTATGTTGAAAGCTATATCTTTTAATACAAATTCAATTGTACAATTTTTATAATCCAAACTAGTTGTACTGACTTTTTGTTTTAGATTTAATTTTCCTTGTGATACTGCCTTCATTAATTCGTATCCTTTATATTTCATTTTCATACTTTTGTCTTTTTTTCTGTTTTCTTCTTCACATTTTTTACAAAATACATATTCATCATCTTTTAGTGGTTTATAACATTTTTCACAATGTGTTAATCCCATATATGCCATTCCCATTTCATTTTCTCCCTTCTAGTAGTTCTTGTAAAACTATTAATATTGAGTCATCTTCAAAATTTTTATATTCTTGTTGCAATTCAAATTGTCTTTCACTCATCTTGTCTTTTATTTTTTGAATTGGAATATATAACTTATTTACTAATTCTTGCGATAAACAATTTTGTCTAATCCATTCATATTTTGATTTTTCTTTTTCTAAATTTAATTCATTATCTAATCTAATCATGTGTTCAACATATGCTTCACTTTCTCTTTTTATTGCATTGTTTTTTATTTTTAATTCTTCATTCTCTTTTAATACTCTTTTATAATCTGATAATTTTTCTTCTAAATTTTCTTTAAATACTAAATAACCTAATGTGGTATTTGCTCTTTGATTTCCTACTATTTTTTCAAAATGTCCTCCCATATCATCGTCTTTAAATACATATAGATTTTCGCAGAACTTTTCAAATTTTTTAATTATATCTTCTTCTATACTATTTTCTTTCACTTAAAGCACCTCCTAATTATTATTTATAATCTCATACCCTAAATTTCTTAATCTATCACAAATTGGCTTGAATGTGTTATCTGTTGTATCCCAACTTTTTATTTGTATTACTTTCCAAATTTCAATTTGATTAAATTTTTTATCCGTTATCCTATCTAATATTCTTTGTACTGCTCTTTCTTTATTATTTATAACTCTGTTGTCAGGATAATCTTCATCTTCTTCTGAGAATATATCTATATATAAATGTTGTAATTTTACTATGTCCTTTAATTTTATTTTTATTTTATCTACTGTTTTTTCTTTCACTTAAAACACCTCGATTTCTTCTGTTTTTTCTATGCTAACAGTTTCACAAACTTTTAAATTAAAGAATGAAAACTCTCCTGTTTTATAATCTATTTTTAAATCCACTTCACACATTGTTTGTTTTAAGCAGTCAAATATCCATAAAGGTATTTTTATGTACTTGGGATAATTATGATACTTCGCAACATAATCATGTATTCTATTATTAACAATACATTGTAATTCTAAATATTCGATACTATCTTTAGTTGTTCTTTTATTTATCTTTCCTTTCACTTAAAACACCTCCTTGTCTATTTCTTCCATCCATTTGTTAACATCTTGAATTACCTTTTCTACTTTTTCATTTATCCAATATTGTTTTATATTTTCTTTTGTATCCCATGTTGTTACATAATCATCTATTACTGTTGACCATAAAGCATATTTATTATCTATTTTTCTATGATGTAATTGTCTTGCCACTTAAAACACCTCCTAAATTATTTGTTTTCTTAGATACTCAAAATATTTTCTTATTGGTTTAAACCATGTTAAATAAACAAATTGTTGTTCATAAAAAATATCGTTTAATTTATCAAATATAGAATAAATTATCTCTATTATAATTTTTAAAATATAATATGGAACATTTAAAATCAATTCTATAATACATAATAACTTCCAAAACACATAATTAAGTAGTCCTATTTTATTTATTTTTTCTTTCACTATGTATCACTCCTCTCTTAATTTATTGGAAATAAAACTATACATTTTTGTGCTATGTCTTTGTTATTTTCATATGTTTCTCCTTCAAGTTCATTTTCATCATTTATATATTCTTGATTTAAAAATTCTCCACTCCAAGTATTATTTGGAATGTAATAACCTTTGCCAAATCCTAATGTTCCTTCAAGTGGACTATAATAATTTCCTTCCTCATCAGCACTTAGTATAACTTCTGCATCCTCATCTTCTAATTTCAATTTTTCTATCAATTCTTTAACTTTCATATCTTATTTACTCCTCTCATCTTCCTTATAGTGAAATGCTATTGCTTTTCCTTTTAATACTTCTATTGCACTTTTAATTCTAAATTTTAAACTGTCTTTTCCAACTGGTTTTGCTATATACCACATATTCCCTATTTTAACTTGTGTGTTATAATCAATTTTATCTATTAATCTGCTCATATCTTATTTACTCTTTTACTACTAAGTCTGCTTTGATTAAATCGTATAATTTTTCTATTGCTATTCCGCAATCGCTATTAACTACAAGTTCTCTTCTATCAAATGCTCTTATATATATTTGTTCATTGCTACCTTTAACTTGAAGCATATCATTCCATTCGTAAACCGAATTATAAGATAATTTTTTTATTTTCTCTATACTCAAATCCGAATTTTTCAAGTTCTTTTAAATCTACATCATCTCTTATTTTTAACATATCTATTCTCCTTTCAATTGTTGTTCAACTTCATTAAGCCTTTTATGAAATTCTTGTAAAATCTTATAATCTGATAAATCTATTTTTATAGTTTTCAATTTACTTGATGTTATGTCATTTACTTCGCCATAAAATAAATGTGGTTTCATTACACTTACAACTATTTGATTATTTTTTATATTATTATGTAAAAATTCTTTACATACTACATATAATGACTGTAATGCTATTTCTTTATTGTATAGTTTTCTTTCTAATATACTTATTTGTTTTTCTAAAGGTTCCCTCGCTTTTTCATATTCTGTTTTTTTAAGTTCTGTTTTTAATTCTTCTATTTGTTTTTGTGTAAAATGATTTTTACTACCAAGTGGTATTGTTATAATCATATCTATTCTCCTCCTACTAAAATCTATTTTTTTCTTACAATTGTTATATAATCAAATTTCATTTCTTTTGCTAGTAAGTACGTTGTATAGCCATCTACTAAATAATTATTTTTACTTAAAACAATTACACTCCTAAAATATCTATGTTTTAAATAATACTTTCTTCTTCTGTCAAGTTTTTTTGGATTTGGTTTTGTAAAAGAATTAAATATTTTTATATTGTCAATTTTAACTATTTCCCCTTCATTTGGTCTGTTTACAATTCTTGAAAATTCAGTTGCATCTTTTTGAGCATATTCTAATATTTTATCTTCAATTTTGTTTTTTAATTTTTTAAATATTTTTAACATCTTTAAAATCTCCTTTTCTTTTATATACTGCTACTTTGCAGTTACTTATTGAATCAAATTTCTTTCCGACTACTTCTACTAAGTCGTACTCTACTAATTCAGTTAATCGCGGTGCTGTTTCTTGTCTTTCTGCCGTTCTTGTTAAGCCGCTTCTTATACAATTTATTTGCTAATTCTCTTGCTGTGTATTCTCCGTCTAAGTTGTCATATATCAATTTGCTTTTCCTTTTCAATTCTAGTTTTTTATAACTTTCTTTTCTTGTTTCTTTTGTTATATTATCCACTTTTTATCCTCCTTTTGTGTAAGTTGCTTGTCCTTTTATGATCTGTAATATCAATTTACATTTCTCTATATTACTTGCATTTTTTAATTCTTTTTCTTTTATTATCTTTTTCATAAATTACCTTTCTAAATTAACAAATTCACTATTAATTTTATTAAATTTTAATCTTGATTTTCCGATGTTTCCCGCTCTTTGCTTTTGTAAATCAACTGTTACTATGTTATTCTCTTCATCTTCTTGATATAAAAATATTACATTGTCTGCATCTTGTTCAATAGAACCGCTTTCTCTTATATCTGCCAGTGTTGGTTCGTTTCTGCTTGCATTTCTATTTAACTGACAAAGTGCAATAATCGGTATTTCTAACTCTATGCTTAAAAGTTTTAACGTTCTTGATATGTCTGCAACTTCTTGCTCTCTACTTTGAAATTTAGCATTGCTTCTAACTAGTTGTAAGTAATCTATAATCAACAAATCTAGTTTTCCTCTGTTTTTCATTCTTCTTGCTACAATTTCTATCTGTTGAATTGTTCTTATTTTTGTTAATATACTCATTTTCAAATCGCAGACTTCTGCACACGCAATTCCAATTTTATCTATCTCTTCTGATGTTAAATCACCATTCCTTATCTTTCTTGAATTAACTCTTGCTTCTTTGGCTAACATTTTTTGAATCATTTGTTCTGTTGACATTTCTAGACATACATAAGTTACATTTTTCTGCTTTTTAGATATATGCTCTGCTATCTGTAAAGAAAATGTTGTTTTTCCAACTCCGTGGTCTTGCTCCAATTATTGTAAGTTCACCCTTGTGCAAACCATCTGTTAAGTCATCCAAATCGAAGAAACCTGTATAATAACTATAATCTTGTTTTTTGTTAATGTTTTGTTCAATCTTTGTTGCCGTTTTTGCTACTTCATCCACAAAATTTTCTTCTTTTTCTGTTTGAAACTCTATCTTTTGTATTTCTGATATGCTCTTCTCTAGATAAACATCAACATCTTCAATTTGTTCTATCTCTTTTTGAATATTTTTGGCTAGTTCTAGTAATTCGCGTTTTTTGGTTTTATCTTTTAACATCTCATATGCCGTTTGTGCATTTGTTTTGTATATGTAATTTCCTAATTCGCTTAAGTATTTTAAAACTTTACTTGAATCACTATCTATTTTGCTTTGTATTGTTAGCATACTAATTTCTTCTTTTTTTGCTTTTAATTCATTTATTGCATTTATTATTTTTTTATTGCATTGATTTGTGAAATCTTTTTCTGATAAATCAAATAGTTCATTTTTGAAAATGATATAAAATAATACTGCTTTTTCTATTTCTTCATCATTCATATTTTTTACCTCTTTCGTTCATCATTTTGTTATACTGTTCTTCTGTTAATTCTACTTCCTTGTATTCGATTTTTTCTTTTGTTTTATTACTTTGATGTGTTTGTGTTTTATTTGATTTAAATTCTTCTTGTCTGATTTTAAATTGTTTTACTGTATACACTTTGTTGTTTATGCAGTCATTTAATATTCCAGTTACGTATTTCCAATTTCTTTTGTTTCTAGAAACCGCTTCTTTCATTGCTTCGATAATTAAGTCTGCATACAGTCCTGACTTTAAATAGTTTTCCATGTCTTCTGAAATAAACGCTGTTATTAGTGTTATATTATTCTCATAAAATTCAATAACGTCTTTCAGCTCTTTTTGAAAATTCCTTTCTTCTTCTTTTTTATTATTAATACTTGTATTATTCTCTTTAAACTTTTGTGAATACCCCCTTAATTTTTTGTTAATACCCCCATTAACATTTGTTAATACCTCGTTTAAATGTATGATTCTTTTTTCTAGTTCTTTAGAACCATTTTTTCTAATATACTCTACGGATATATATCCACATTCTTCCAAATCACTTATCCACTTGCTTATAGCCGGTGTTGTAACTTGATATACTTTTGCAAAATATGAATTACTAGCCCAACATTCACCGTCTTTGTTTGATAATGCTGATATTTCTCCATATAGTAATTTTTCATTTGCTCTTAATCTATCATCATACCTTACTTTTGCGGGTATTATTGCATAATAATTCGGATTGTCCATTTTTCTATTTCTCCTTTTCTGTTATTATGATATAATCACTTTGAAAGGCGGTGATTATATGGTAGTTTACGCCAATTTAAAAGGTGTATGGACTGAACTTGGTGATAATGACTATATTGAAGATGAAACATCAGAAATATTTGTAAATGACTTTTTATCTAAGAAAAATCTATCAACAACTAATCAATTTCTTAGATTGATTCATGATGACAAAATGTATCATATTCATATTTCCCAAATTCAGTGGATAACCTCTGTGTGACAGTACATTGCTTATTGCAATGTACATCCTTCATATTTTTGATTTATGTATTTAACTATCATCCAATCCCAATCATGTACTGTTATTTTTTCTTCTTTCAAAAATTTAATAATCTCTTCTCTTTTTTCTTTTAGTTTTTCTTCTTTGTCCATGTTTTTATCCTCCTAAAAATTACTTTTTCCATATCTTTTAATAAACTCTTCTTTTGTTTTTTTGTAATATTCCATCCATGCCTTTTGTGCTACTTTCTTTAAATATCTATTTAACTTATTTCCATTCTTTCCATGTACTCCGTTTGTTCCCCTGTGGTCCTCTTTTGTTAAAAACACAATTAAACCATCTTTAATACTTTTACTTCTGTATGCTCTTGAATAATAGGCCTCGTGTCTTTCACAATATTTTTTAGTTCTTTTTGTGCTATACTTAGTGCTTTTTGGCATAATACAAAAGTCTGTTACTACATCGTTTGTGCCGTTTCTTCTGATTTTCTTTAATATTGTTTTTAGGTTTATCTACTGACTTTTTCTTTGTAAAATTACATTGCCCGTTTTGGGCATGGATGGAAACTATTACTTAAATCTTTTACAACCATTTTTACACCTCTTGATTCCTGCTGTTAAAAGTGCTATAATAATAATAGATTCATATATTTAAGTGTTTCTGAACTAGTTTGATTTTGGTAGGTCGACTAGTTCTTTTTTATCTAGTATTGTTGTTATTTTCTTTTTTAAGTTATCAATATTGTTGTAATCTTGCTCTTGTAATACTTTTCTTATTGCTAATAATTTTCTGTGATTTCTATAATTTTCTAAATGTTCTTCTTCAATTTCACTTCTTAACTCTTTTTGACTTTCTTTCATTTTTTTGATTTTGTTTTCTGCAATTTTTAAATTTTCTCTACTTGCATCAACTAAACTTTGTAATTCTTTTGTTTTTCTAAGCATCTCTTTCAACTCCTTTCTTGTAAAATTTTTAATAATAATGTATAATATCCTCGAAAGTGAGGTTGTTATTATGAATTTTTCTTGGTTTGATGCTTTTATGACTTTATTGTTTTTATTTGCATTTGCATTCGGTATTATTACCCTTGTTCTTTATATACATTTTGTTTTTACTAAAATATCAAATCTAAAAAATTACTCTGATGATATATGTAAGAAAAACAATACTAATTCCAATAAAGAATAATGCAATTAATGTTAATTTCCAAAAATATTTAAAAGGATTATCTTTTGATAGTTCTTTATTTTTATTTTTCAATTTTCTTTCCCTCCTAATAAGTCATTCCTTGCAAAAATCCCCATACTGAAAATGCCACTGTTGCTATATATAGACTGCTATATACTACTGCTCGTCCAATAAAATTGTATATTTTATTTGTATCTAGTTTTCTTTTCATTTGTTTTCACCTTCTTTCTAATGAACAAAACAATTTGATGTACTTAATAATTGTTTTCTTCTTATCATTGTTTTGTTTCTTACTTTTGTTTTTGGATTTTCTAAATATTCTTCAATCCATTCCTTTTTAAATAAATAGCCTCTACCTTTTCCTTTTACATACTTAAGTCCGTTTGGTATCCATGTGTGGGTTATCATATATGGTGTTACGTTTTTCTGTTCTCCTCCATACATCTCTGCTATTTCTTTTGTTGTGTAGAGCATTAAATCACTTCCTTTCTCTATTGTTGATTTTGTTTTATTTATGTTGTCTTTTGTATTATTCTGTTATATAATTTACCTAACTTTAAGTGAAAGTGAGGTGATTATATTGGATAAAGATTTTAATGCTTTTCTATCTAGTATTGATAACAAACAACTAATGATAGATTCAACAAAATATCTTTCAAAATCAAATTATAGTGATGATAGTGAAAAACAATTAGATTTTAGTGTTGCGATTGCTAAATCTATGTTAAAACAATATCATCAATGGTTAAATTCCTAAAATTCTGAGGTGTTAGATTTTTCTGATGCCTCATCTATTAATTTATCTATAAAAGTTTTGGAGCTTAATTGTTTTTTATCATTTATTGCCTCTATTAAATCTAATGCCATTACCATTGATGTTGCATTTCCATCTTGTATTAGTTCCCTTATTTTCTGATTAACTAATTCTAATGTTTCTTTTTCCATTATTTTTTCTCCTCTCTTCGTATCGGTTCGTGGTTATTTTTGTTTAGTTTTCTCAACTTTTATTGTAAAAAAATATTCATAAATTTCTGTCTTAGGTATTTCTAATACATTTGACAAATTAAAAATTTCTTCTTGTGTAAAAAAAACATTTCCATTTAATTTTAAATTAAATGTTGAGCATGCAATTCCTATTTCTTTTGCTACTATTTCTTGTGTAAGTCCTTTTTCTCTTATTAATCCTTTCAACTTTGATGAATCAAAAATCAATTTTCTTCCTCCTTTCGTTTGTTTAGTTTTCTAAACTGCAATTATATTATCAAATCATTTTTCTATTGTCAATACCTTTTTTAAAAAAAAATTTATTTTTCTAAACCTTTTATTTAAAAAGCAATCAAAAACATTGACTTTTCTAAACATTTCACTTATAATAATAATTGATTGGAGGAATTACAATGAATGAATTAGTAGACACTTTTTCAAATAGACTAAATACTGCTATGCGAATAAGGAATATAAAACCAATTGAATTATCAGAAAAGACAGGAATTGACAAGTCAAAAATAAGTTCTTATATGTCTGGTAGATATAAAGCAAAACAAGATGGAGTATACTTACTTGCTCAAGCATTGTCTGTAAATGAAGCTTGGCTAATGGGACTGGATGTACCAATGGAAAGAACTCCTGATTATCTTCTAAAAAAAATAGGTGCTATTCCCTTATCTGAAATAGATACTGTTAAAATACCTGTTCTAGGAACAGTAAAAGCTGGATATGACTATTTAGCAGAAGAAAATATTGTAGATTATATACCATTTAAAGTAAATGGAACAGACAAAGAAAACTATTATGCTTTGAATGTTGTTGGAGATAGTATGGAACCGCTTTTTGATAATGGAGATACAGTTATAGTTCATAAACAAGACGACTTTGACAATGGAGATAATTGTGTTGTGCTTATAAATGGAAATGAAGCTACAATAAAAAAAGTGTATAAAGGAACAACTGGTATTAAACTAGAAGCTGTTAATCCTTATTACCCACCACGAGTATTTACGGAAGAGAAAATCAAAGAACTACCTGTTAGAGTTATAGGAGTAGTCGAAAGATCTATAAGAAATTTTAAAAAGAAATAAATGGAGAATAATTATGTTTAATATTAAAGATAAAAAATTAAAAATTTTATTAGTTACAATTTTTGTTCTTATAATTATTATTTTGTCATTCTCTCAAAATACTACTTCGAAACAAGAACAGGAAAACATTGTAACTGATAAAGAAAACGAAGTAGAAACAGTTTCTTATCTTGATAATTATATAGATAAATACAATAGTCTTACAAAATACAAAATAACAAATTTATCTGTACTTGATATACATGACAAATCTAGTCAACACTATAAAACAGAATTTAGATTACATGCTTTTAAAAATGCTACCGCTAAAACAGGAACACTAGATGGCAATATTATTGATATTATAGATTATTCTTCTTTCTCATTAACAAATTCTTGTAATCTAAGAATTTATGCAAATATTTCAAACACAGATATAGCAAAAGAATTTATTAGAATATCTTCTCAAATATTCGATTCTACGATAACAGAAAATGATTTAGAAGAAATTTACAATAATATTAATGATTATAGATTTACTTTGGGAAAAAATAACCACATACAAGGTTATATACAAGAAACTGAAATCATGTTAGATTATAACAATTAAAAAAGGAATAGATGTATTCAATTTTACCACGAACCGATACATTTATTCCCTACAACACTATTAAAAGTGAATGTATTAATATTATACAGAAAATACTTTCACTTTTCAATAGTTTATTAAAAATAAATTAAAGAATTTTGGAGGTATTTTATTATGTCAAAAATAACAATTGATGAAGAAGTCTTACAACAATTATTAAAACAATTTGCAGCAAATCAAACTAAAAAAAGAAAAGAAGGGTCTTTTGAATTATACGGAAATGGAAGGGCTAGATTATATTACACATTAAATAAGCAAAAATACAGAACTACTGTAGATGCCAAAAATGAAGAAGAAGCCCAGAAAAAATTAGATATATTTGTTGAAGATGTTAAAAAAGGAAATTTTATCAATACTAATTATACTTTTGGAGAGTTTGCACAAATATGGCTTGATGAAAAAGTTAGACCAAACGCTGGAGATTTATGTGTAAGAAAATATATCAACTATCTAAATAATCGTATTCTTCCCTATATTGGTAGCTTAAAGCTTAAAGAAATAACAAGAAAAAAATTAGAAAAATATTTTAATACAGTAAAACTTTCAAAAACAGACTATAAAAGTAGAAAAGAAAATAACACTGTAAAACCAAGCACAGTAAAAAAATGGAAAAGCATTATTCATGCTTGTTTAGAATATGCAGTAGAATGTGAATTATTATTTAAAAATCCGTGTGACAAAATAAGAATAAAATTTACAACTACAACTGATGAAAAAACAATTAAACAATTAGTAAAACTCAAAAGGGAAAAAATTAATTATTATAACATGGAAGAATTTAAAACTGTTTGTGAACTATTAGAAAAACAATTTTTAGAATATTATTATAATAATGATATTGATAATGAAAAGAGATTAAGAGAGATTGGAAGAAGATTCATGGTGCTACTTGCACTAAAAACAGGTATGCGCCGTTCTGAACTTTTTGGATTAACTAGAGAGGATTTATCAGTTGAATATGCTTATTTTGATGTTAATAAAAGCAGACATTATATACCAAAAAAAGGGAAAATAACAAAATATCCAAAAAACGATTCTTCTATTAGAAATAAACCGTTACCAAAATCAATTTTAAGCTATTTAACATTATATTATAAACTACTTGATAGTTTGAAATATAAAGAGCCTTATATCTTCGATTATTTAAGCATAGATGGTATTTCAAGTTGGTTTGATAAGTGGCAAAATAAGAACAACATAAAAAACATTAGATTTCATGATTTAAGACATACTCATGCTACTATTCTTCTATTTATACACACAGACATTAAAACTATTTCAGAAAGGCTTGGACACTCCGATATTCAAACAACATTAAATACTTATGCTGATGTTTTGAAGGCTCTTGATATAAAAACTACAGAAAATTTTGACTCTATTTAA